AATGGGGGCGGGTGACATCATCACCACTAAGACATTCTTGGACCTCGCCAGGAGCGGAGCCGGTGCAGAAGTGACAATGCAGCATCAGGGTTTCGGGCGATACGACAGCATTCCCGGCCCAGGAAAAGGCCTGATATCCTTTAGGGAGGGGCGCTTGAACTTTATCCCGAGCCCCATCACGCGCATCCAGTTGTTCTGGGATGGACCGCTTTCTGGACGAGGCACCTTCAAACTTTGGGGTATAAGATGATCGCCTTTCATATCATCGATGGCGAAAAGATCGAGATGACACCGGAAGAGGTCGCTGAACTTGTCCCTGCTCCCCCGCTTCCATCGCCGGCCGACGTCGATCGGGAGCACGATCGTCGAGCCGCACTCGGAAAGATCTTCACCGTGACCGGCTATGGCGAGGTTCCGCTCGAAGGCTCGCTCCGGACGCAGACGGTCCTGCTCGCCCTGAAGGACACCGCTCGCGACATGCAGGCGGCCGGCGTCACGGCTCCGCTCCTGTTCTTCAACGACCGGGACAACGTCGACCACAACCTGACGCCGGCACAGACGATCGACCTAGTCGACCAGGGCAAGGCCTACATGCAGGCTTTGCACGAGGCGAAGCGGTTGCTGAAGGCCAGTCCACCGATCCCGGCCGACTATGCCGACGACAGCTACTGGCCGTCGGCTTGATCGTTCCAACTCTCGCCACCCTCTGAACTGACCCGCTTCCGGCGGGCTTTTCTTTGCCCTTTCGGCCCTTGGGCAAGGCTTATCCAAACATCTTAGGAGCCTATGATGTCCGACCCTACGTTCGGCATGACCTTCTCGCGCCCTGCTGACGAGCCCGTACCTGCGCTGGGTGCGGATTTCTCGAAGGGCCTTCTTGTCGAAACCTCGGCAGACGCCGACAATACCGCCTTCCCGATCGGTGAGCCGAAACGGATCTCCACCGCCGACGCCGGCATGGTCGCCAAGCTCGGTACCGGGCTGCTGCGTGACGCCGTCAACGGCATCAATGCCCAGTTGAACGGCCTCAATGCTGGCGCAGATGTCACCATCTACCGCGTCGCCGAGGGTGCGACGGCTGCCGAGACGGCAGCCAATATCGCGGCGGCACTGGAGCCGACGAATATCGCGGCCATTCCTTCGGCCGTGAACGCAACGCCGCGCCTGATCTGGGCTGGTCGCGGTGCCTATCGTGCCGACCTCGACACGACCGGTCCCGTGGCGGCCGCTCTGCACGCGGCTTGCGAGCAGCTTCTTGCGGTTGCTGTCATCGATGTCGACGACACCTCGGCCGCTAATGCGATCGACGCGCGCGAGACCCTGAATTCCGAGCGCATCATGCCGGTCGGTGTGGCGGCTCGTGTCTATGAAGGCGCCAGCCTGGTCACGCGCCCAATGGGCCCGCGTGTCATCGGTCTCTTCCAGCGTGTCGACTCCGAAAACGACGGCAAGCCGTTCGATCCGATTGCCAACCGCGCGATCTACGGGATCGCCGGCCTCTCGCGTCAGATCCCGTTCTCGCTGCTCGACGGCTCGACCGAAGGGCAGCAGATGCTGGAAAGCGAAGTCTCGATCGTCGCGGCCGGCGAAAGTGGCGTCGACGGCGCGATCGCCGACGGCGGCTTCGTCTTCATCGGCACGGACAATACCACGACCGGCGAACTCTGGAAGCAGATCCACCAGGTGCGCGGCGCTGACTACCTGACCGTGAAGATGATGGAGATCACCCGCCAGTTCCTCGGCCGGAAGATCACCGCGAACAATACGGAAGCTTGGCTCAACAGCCTGAAGTTCATGCTGCGCGATCACAAGGCGGACGAGGATATCCTCGGCTATGACGTCAAGTTCCGCGCGGACAAGAACAGCCCGGAAGAAATCCGCCTCGGTCACCTGACGGTCAATCTGGGGATCGAGCCGGCGCCTGCCTTCAAGGTCGCGCGCCACGAGGTTCGCCGATACCGCGACGCCGTCGAGGGCCTTGTCAACGACATCATCGCTCGCCTCTCCACCGTCAACTAAGCCCGCTCGGAAGGATCATTTCCCATGGCACAACTTGCTCTTTATCTGCTCACGGCGGTCGACCTCCGCCGCGTGTCGCAGCCGGATACGGTGCGCGGCATCACCATTGCCTCGCTCACCCTTCCCAGCATCACCTTCGTCACCGGAGAGCATAATCCCGGCGGTGGCGTCATGGCCGTCAACTTCTCGCTCCCGCGCATCGAAGCCGTCGAGCCGGCCTTCTCTGCCAAGGGTATCGATACCGATATCTTCAAGGGCATGAACGATGTCGATCGCTGGGTGTTCGCGGGCAGCTACCTGAAGCGCGGCCCTGGTGGCGGCGGTGCGGTGCCCGGCCGGGCGATCATCGAAGGCGCGATCAACACCTGGGAGCCCGACGAGAGCGATCCGGCGGAGTTTCAGGGGTGTACCCATAGCTTCGCCGAGGTGACGCACTACGAATTCCATCTGGACGGAGAGGAGCTGTTCTATGTGGACTTCTGGGAGCGCGAGCTTCGCGTCAACGGGGTCGATCACTTTGCCAGCCATCGCCGCGCGCTGGGTGGTTAAGAGAGTTCCGCAGGGCGTTAGCTGACGCCCTGCCCAGTCCAGAAATAGAAGGATCCGGTCAGGATGAGGCCGAGATATGCGCCGAGGATGGTGCTGGCTATTTGCAGGCCCTTCATTCGTAAGGCGCTGCAGATGACCAGCATCGCAAACAGCAAACCAATGGCACTCAGGATCTGACTATTCGATCCAAGTCCCACGAATAGCGCACCGGTTAGCAGGATAGAGCCGGCTGTTGCCACCGCCCCGCGCCAGTAGTCGGCTTTGCCGATACGGGCTCCGATTGCACCACCTATGATGGTGAACAGGAACAGCGCGGCGATCAGGTTAGCATCTTCCATTCCATGAACCTCGTTAGGGCTGCGCCAACAGGCTGCGCCAACAGGCTGCGCCAGTCTCTACGCAACCACAAGGAAAAGTAAATGTCGAACGTCACTGTCAAGCTGGCGGCTCCTATCCAAGACGGAGAGCGGACGATCAGCGAACTCACCTTTCGCGAAGCGGAGGTCGGCGATCTGATCGATGCGGCAAACTGCAGCAACGAGATGGAGCGAATCGCGACCGTGATGGCAGCCGTATCCGGCACTCCCCTTCCCGTCTTCCGCAAGATCAAGGCCCGCGACCTGAAGAACATCATGAAGCAGGTCGGCAACCTGGTGGGAAACGAAATCTGACAGCCGACTGGCTGGGGATGTCGATCTACGTCGCCCACTGGACGAACACGCCGCTGGACATGGTCTGGCGGTGGAAGCCTTCCCGCCTGCTCCAGTGCTTCGGGCGGACGCAGAAAATGTTTGAGAAGCCCAAAGGATCGCGGTCATGACGACACATGAAAGCCGCCTGAAGATCACGTTGCTCGACCAGGTCACCGGCCGGGCGCGGGGGATCTCTGCCGCGCTCGGCGGGATCGAACGTCAGGCATCGTCCTTCACCGCACCCTTCCGCACCCTCGGCGGTCAGCTGCTCGCCTTCGGCGGCGCCTATCTCGGCGTCTCGGAAGGCATCAAGTCCACGGCCGGAGCGGCGATCGACTTCGAGAGCGCGTTCGCCGACGTCCGCAAGGTTGTCGATGCCAATGACGAACAGCTGGAGAACTTCCGGCGTACGATCCGGCAGATGTCGACCGAGCTGCCGATCGCGGCCAACGATATCGCGGCACTCTTCGCCGCCGCGGGCGAATCCGGCGTCGCGACGCAGGACCTGAAGGCATTCTCGGAAATGGCGGCCCGCGTGGGGATCGCCTTCGATATGTCGGCCGGGGAAGCGGGCGAAAGCCTGGCAAAACTGAAGACGCAGCTCGGCCTGTCGGTGGCAGAGACAAGTGACATGGCAGACGCCATCAATCACCTGTCGAACAACATGGCCTCGAAGGCAAAGGACATCACTCGCTATATGCTGCGGGTCGGTGCCCTTGCCGAGATGGGTGGCTTCACCAAAGAGCAGATCGCCGGGATCGGCAGTGCCATGATCGCGGCGGGTGCCGAGGCGGAAGTCGCCGGCACGGCCATGCAGAACGTCGTCAAGGCCCTGACGAAGGGCGTGTCTGCGAAGACGGGTCAGAAGGCGGTTGCAAAAGCTCTCGGTCTCGATCTGCCGCAGATCGCAAAGGAGATGCAGAAGGACGCTCCGAAGGCGATGAAGAGGGTCCTGCAGGCGATCGCAAAGGCGCCGAAGGATCGACACATCGCTCTGCTCTCCGACTTCTTCGGCGACGAGGCGAAGGCCTTTGCGCCGCTGATCGGCAACATGGGGCTGCTGGAGCAGGCGCTCGACAGCGTCAGCGACCGCACCCGCTATGCCGGTTCGGCGTTCAACGAGTTCGTTGAGCGGTCGAATACGGCACAAAACACGCTCGATCTCCTTGGCAACAAGATCGCAAACCGCTTCTGGGAAATCGGCGATCGGATGCTCCCGACCATCAAGGAAGGGGCGCAGGCGATCGGCTATGTCATCGACACGCTCGACTCGCGTGTCTCGGTCTTTGACGAGATCGAGGCAGCGATGATGGGCTTTGCGAACGGCCTCGGCTATTCCGGCATTCGCGAGATCGTTGAGGATATGGGCGACCTGTTCTTCGGCAAGATCGACCCGACGGCCGGCGACCAGCTTGGCCGGATCTTCATGCAGGCGAAAGAGTGGGGCGCGTCAATCCGCGAGCTGAACGCGGCATTGAAGGAAAATCCGATTGCGCAATTGTTCGCTGATATTGCCCCTTATGGCCTGCAGATCATGCTGTGGGGCGCGGGAATTGCGTTCCTCGCAGGTACGATCCGAACTCTTGCCGGTGCCCTGATGTTGCTCAGCGGTGCCTCTGCCATCATTGGCGCCCTAAAGACGGTAGGCTCGATTGCGGATGTCCTCTCAGGCGGGACCTTCCCCAAGGGAGGGGGCGGAAAGCCCTCGAAGGGTGGCCGATCCTCTCCTGTAGCGGGTGGCGGCGATGGAGTCTGGGGAAATCTTGCTGCAATCGGCACATGGTTCAAAGGCCTGGGTGTCGCGGCCGCACCGGGATTGATGGCGGGCGCTCTATCGGCGACGCCTGGCGACACGTTGGAAGATCAGGTTCGTCTGCAGAAGCAGTACCGAGAGGATCTTCAGCGCGTTCTTGGGCTAACCAAAGACGAGAACGGTCAAAACTTCTGGGATCGATCGTTCGGTCAGTCGACGCCTTCCTCAGTCGCTGCTCAAATGGCTTTGGATGCGGCACGAGGTGCAAGGCAGTTCGGGATCGGCGGCAACACTACCGAAACCCTGCCCGGCAAGACGGCGGACGATCTGGGCATCGGGCAGCCGATCAAGCTCGACGCGGCCAGCATCGACGCGATGACGCAGCCGCGCGGGACGCAGGACGTCAACGTCCTCAATCCTCGCCCGGCGCCAAACGTCAACCTGTCGCTCACCTTCCATGC